ACCAAGTACGAGTTGATGAGATGCCAAGGGCAAAAGGTCTGTGATAGTTGTCTCGTACACAACTGGAATACCTTACAAAGATAATCAATCACACATCATATCCCAATTCTTTTTTCACTTTTGCTTGGTGTTTTTGTCGCAGCTCATAGGTCTCACCTCTCAATTCGGGATCATCTAACTGCAACCGTTGACGGCATCTGCGGATGGTTTCCGCTGGTGTTAACTTGCCTGATTCTAAACGATGGAAGAAGTTAAACAGATTTGATTCTCTTCTCCAAATCATTGACATCAAAAGGTTGTCATTGTCTCTTGTTTGTGGATATTGCTCAAGCAATTTCAACACAAGTTTTTTGGTTACATTCATAGGGGTTTTGTTTGTGTGTAAAGGTGACGCACTTTGCATTCACTACAATGCATCCGCTGGGCAATCTGTCTCCAGGTGTAACGCATATCATCACGAAGGATTGCGATTGCCCAACATAGTGCTTGTTTATCAGTTAGATTTTTCACAATAAAGTTTCTTTGCATTGGCAAACCCGGCATTGTATGCGAGTTGTTGTTCCATTTTTTCCAGTTGTTTGAAGTTGAAGATCAGGTGTGGACTGATATCCAAATCCGGGTATTCTGTGCGTAGGTGTTCAACCAAGCGGTCTATTGGTGTCTTCATTGTCTGTCTATAAATGCTGCGTAATCTCGTGCATCTTTTTCCGTTTCAAATGTGGCGAGTAATTCTCCAGCGAAGTAAACTCTCCATTTCTCAATTGAATTAATTGTTGCCTTTACTACCCTCGCTTTTAACATTTTTCAAATCTGTAAATTGGTTCTTGAAAGTTTGCAACTTGTCCTCCAACTCTGCAATCCGTTTCTCGCTCATCATCTTCGCTTGGTTTAAATCATCCTTGCCTTGCTGGATGGTTGACCTGATAGTTAAGATTTCAGTTTCTAAATCCCAAATTTGCCGATTGCGTTGGTTGACCTCTTCTTGAAGTTCATCGGTTGCTTTTTCTAAATACCATAACCGGTAAATGAGAAGGGCGAAGACCGCTGCCGAGATTAAGTAAGTTATCATTTTGCTTTTCCTTTATAAAATTTGTGATTGAAAATGGTTTGACTGAATTGGTCAAACTCTGGCTTGTACTCGTCCCGTTCAAACTGGTAAGGTTTGGCTTCGGGAAGTTCTTTGTTCATTGCTTTCTTAATGCAATGGATAGAGTAACCCACCGCAAAAACGATGGGTGTTAAAACGATTGGATAAATTATGTCAAGTGCCATAGTTGTAAATAAAGGGAGCAATTAAGCTCCCTGAAAGTTGCTGATTAAAACTTCGGGAAAGTGACAGTTCACTTTTTTCAAAGTCATAAATGACCAAAAAATCTTGGCTTCTTTTTGAAGTTGAGCCAAAGTTACATTCTTGCCAAATTTGGCAGATACCAAAGAGTTGAACTTCTCTTGAAGTTGAACTTCTAAACCGGGGATAAAAGAAGAAGAATTCATAGCCGTGTGATTCATTGATTCAAACTAACAACATTCTTTTCACTTATGCAAATTTATTTTCTAATTGGCTTTGTGAATGAACGATTTATTTTGTGATTGACAAAAAGAGTTCCCCAGCGTAGGTCAATTTCTCATCAATAATCTCTTGGATGTCCTCTTCCAAAGTGATGAGTGTGGTTGTGAGCTTCTTGCCAATGGGCATTCGGGGATCATAACTGACAAACAAACCTTCTTCCAATCCGGTTGCAATCATCCCCATTTGCATCTGCCAAAAATACTCCGTGCGTTTGCTCTTCAGTTGCTCGTTGTTTTGAATGAAGAAGTTTTGCAAGTGGTTGCCTGAATTAAAAGGGCATTTGATTTCTACCAACTGGTGACCAAGTGCATCAGGTGAATACCCTCCCCATTCACCATAGGTGATGAAGGTGTATGTCTCTGCACCGTAGTATGTGAAGAAATCATCGGTCTGCTGGGAGAAATAGTGGAAGGCTTCCTTCTCGTGTTCCTTTCCCCAATCCAAAGCCCGACCATAGATCTCCGATTTCGCACCGGTTAGGTATTCCGCTGCCTTCTCAAAGACAAATGATTTCGCAGTTTCCGACAAGAACTCCGATTTGTTTTTCGGAGTTCCCATCAGTTTGTGAATTTCGGATGCGGTGAAGCGTGAACTTCTCAACCTCTGCCAATCTTCTTCGTTTAAAGAAGTGTGAATAACTGGATGTGTGTTATTCATTTCTCACCGATTAAAAGTTTCATATTCACCGGAGATACCTCAAACTTGCTTGTGATGTCGGTCATCAACCCGCCTGTCTTTAAATGCTCAACTGCTTTTGCCCACGATGGATGCTTTGGTGTGAGTTCATCTTTCTTTGGAATCTGTCTTCCCATTGCTTTCTCTCCGTCATCGTCATCGTCAATGTTTAAGTTTAGGATTGAACCAAGTGCATACCTCCGTGCGTAGGTCATTGCACTTCCCATTGCTTGGGGATCGTTCTGCTTTGCAACCGGCATCACATAGGATGATTCCATCCACTCACCTGATTCAGCGTGAAGGATGATTGTTGTGAGTGCATTGGCATCAGGGAATTGACTGATTGCCAAACCGCATTCGCTCAATGGCTTTTGGATGGTATCCAGTATGTTTGCCAAACTTGCATACTTGGATTTGAAGAAAGGATTGTTGGCTTCCTTTGCTACCTTGCTCACCGATGCTTGGAATTTTACCAACGCACCAGCAATGTTCTTAATTGATTCTGACTTATTCATAGGAAATTTGTTTTGTGTCCGAGCATAAATAATACTGTAAACTTGTCGGGTTCAAGATAGAAGAATCTCTCCGTCTCAATGCCGACTAAATTGGTCTCAACGCATCCACCGAAGTACACATCTCGCTTGATCATATACGGTTCAAGTTCATCAAAGTGATTCTCAAGTAAATAGTCATCAACTTGCTTGTCAATATACACATACCTATCCCCACCCATTGTGAGAATCCATCCGTTGATTGTTGCTTCAATCATTGTTCACCTCCCTCAATGCAATTTCAATGACGGCTTTGGCTTTGGGAGAAACGATGTTTCCCTCAACCAAATACTTTCTCACCGTTGGAAGTGATACCCCTGTTTTACGAGCGACTATTTGAAATAGCCCTTGTCTGCGTTTTAATTTGATAGTTTCAATTGCTTTGTTGTAATCCATAACGAAAGCAAAAGTAAAATAAACTTATCAGTAATGCAAATAAACTTTGCTTTTTGTTACAATTTTATGTCTTCCGAGAATATCAAATCTCCGAAACGAGCATTCAACTCATTCACCAATTCCATCTGTATTGATTCCGTGAACGCATCCTCAAGGAATGGTTGTGCCTTTGTTCCTCTGCGGTGAATCTTGTTTGCAATAGCCTTTGCCATTGAATCGTAGGTCATCGTTTGTGGTGGCTTGATTCCTTTGAATGCCATCCATTCTTTGATTGACTGCCACAAATAGGGAGTGCCTTCCGTGTGACCATTTCTTGTTGGCTTCCTTCCGTATTCAATAAATTCCCAGTAATCCTCTGCGAGAAGGATGGTGTTTATGGATGTGGGAGTTTTGGTGATCTCTCCTGGAACAAAAGATTGGCGAAGAACTGAAGACGCATTAATGTTTTTGTTGTCAAGGTTTGCCCAAATCGGTGGAATCACCTTCTTGTTCCACCAATCAACGATGATTTGTTGAAGGAGTGATCCTTGATTGACATCATCCAAATATGTATCAAGTGCATCTGGTAATTTATCAAGGTCTATCGTAGCCATCCCACAAGCGTTAAAATTCCCAACCCTATACTTATACTCTTAAACAATGACAAAGTGCGTGAGATGGCTTTATTTTGCTTCACAAGTGAATCATTCTCCGCATTCAAGTATGCGATGTTTACCTTTTGTTTGGTGATGACTGAATCTTGTTCGGCAATAATGATAGAATCCGAGTGAACAACCTTCAGTAATTGGCTAACTTTCTGCCGTGCAATCGCACCTTTGACAAGATAACTATTCGCCGAGCGCAGAGTCGCAGAATCTATGGAGACGGATTGCCCCTTCAAGCCCTGAAGATGTAGCATCAAAAGTATCAAGAAAAATCGTATCATAGTGGTTCAGTTCTTGGATTAGTGTGATTCGTTTGATCTTCTCTTTTTCAATGATTCTTTCGTGCAGTTCAACATTTAGTGGTTTGATATAGCGGACTGGTTCATCATAATTGAAGAAAGCCCACAACCAACTAAACAGGAACAACGCAAGTATTGTGAAGATAAGGAGTGAGGACTTGGAAGTTGATTGCATAACCAGCGAGAATATCAGTTTTTGAATCGTAGAAAGGAGATGCGTTGCTGTTGATCACAATCTCAAAATCCTCATCGTTTTGTGTGTTGTCTTCAATCAACGCAAAGATGTCGGTCATAATCTGTGCAGTATCGGAAAGAACCTCAATGGTGTTTGATTCGCTTTCAAATACACGATCCATCACGAGCAATGCAAAGTTGTAGGTTTGAAGATTCCCACCGGACTGCAAATTGAATCCATCAGGATACAACCAAACCAACGGATAATACTCAACATTCTCAACCGTCATATTTGACTGCTGACCAACGCCAAACTTGTGAACCATCTTATGGCTTTCTGCTGCCGTTTGAATCTTTTGGATTATTTGGTTTAGTGTCATTCTTGAGAAATTTGAGAAGTTTGGCTTCGTTGTTTTTTTGCCACTTATTTGTCCTCGTTGGGGAAGTCATAGTTCCAAAAGCAATCTTGAGATGTTGGAAGATAAATACCACCGACAAAAGCGGTGTTCTTTGGTCGGATTGTATCAAATGTACTGCCGGGATTTAAGAACAAAGGATAATCATTGGTGTATGTGCGTAGATAATCCCTCAATCTGTTGGCATAGTATTCGGCTTTATCACGATAACGACCTTCAATCATTGTCATTTCCTCAACTGATACGGCACGAGCATTGTCACTCTCACGAGATGCAACCGATTTGTTCATCAATTTGAAGGTCATTGGAAGCATTGCTTCGGTCAATGTATAATACTTCAAACAAGGTGCGATGTAAGAATCCAAAAGGGTAGTATTCAACTGGGTTAATGTTCCAGCGAATGCCTGTACTTGCAACTCATTGTAAATGCCTGAACCAATCACATCACGGATGTAGATTTCTTGAGCTTCTTTGATTGCTGACTTCAACAATTTATCATCCACATTTTCATTCAAAGGGGTGTTGTCCTTCAAGTAAGTGGTTGAAATGAAATATACAAAATTGGTCATCGTTTAATCCTCCTTAATAATTGTTGTTGCCAAATGTGACGGCATTGTGGCGTGTTCACATCCAATGTGGGGTTGTGATACCAACCACCTCTTCTCTTCCATACATCGTATCCCAATTGCGTTGACATCGCATTGATATCCTCTCTTGAATATACACGGTTGCTTCCATCAATTTGACGGCAGAAATCTCTTGAACCAGGGATGATCATTGGTCCATCAATCCCAGCAGCCAATCCGTATTTGTAACGAACGACAATCTCGGTTTGCAATCTCTTGACTTCTTCAACTCCTTGTGGTGTTGTTTCTAACCCATCCTCGTATGATTTGATCAACTCCGCTTTGGCAAGTTTAGCAATGGCATCAGCGACAACCTTTGCATCCAGTTTGGTGATGTTTACAATGTCTCCAACTTGCAAACCTTTATTCTCTTTCAACACATTCAAGATTGCAGTTTCAACGGCATCCACGAACTCAAACTTGTACGCTTCAAAGTTGTCTGCACTTTCTCCATATTGTTGGAACACCTTGATGTCTCTTTCATCATCCCATCCAAAAGGGTTTTGTTTTGATAGGGCAACGGGTGATGCGGATGGCAATGAATCTCCTCCAGCAATCGGTGGAAGATTTGCCAATTGGCGTTTCTCGTTGATTGTCATATTTGACAACACATTGTTTGCAACCAAAGGACTCAAAGCATTGATAGCATCGTTCAAAGATGATTGTTTCACATCAGTAATCAATGGCAATCCAAGTTCCTTTCTTGCTTCTTCGTTGGTGATAACTCCAGCGGTGAACAAAGCCTGATAGTCAAGACCGATTGGCGGTTTGTTAATGGTTTCCAAGCGAACTGATGCGATAGGTTCAAGCAAGTACGCAAAGGTATCATCAATCTTTTGTTGACGGGGTTCAATGTAGGCGTGATGAAACATCTCATAGGCTTCAATCAACTCGCTTCTACCACCCAATTGTCCCTCTACACGCACTCCAAACAACATTGGTGAGTTGACCTTGTGTGCAACAAATATCTCTTGTTGTACGGTCTTATTCAACAAGTCAAATTGCTTATCAAAATCCGATGGTTGAAGGTTGTTGATGACTGATTCCTTTTCCGTTGGATCGTTGTATTGGATGATTAACCCACCGGCATTGTCCGTGCCTTGATAATTCTCTTTGAATCTCCTTGCAGTTGCACGAGCTTCTTCAGGTGTGGGGATTCCTTTGAATAACTGGATGTGAGTTTGTGCCGTGAATCCGTTCTTGATGCTATTCAAATAATAGTTGGATATCTCGGTATCAACCTCAATGTATTTCAACGCACCAACATAATCAGGCAAGGGGTATTCGCCTTGTCCGGGACGATAGAATTGGCAATAGTACAATTGCTTTGATTCACGAGTGATTGGGTTGTAGGGTTGATAGTGGATTTTCTCCGCTTTGGTATCAGTCCAGTCAGCACAATACACATACTCACCTTCAAGACCTTTGCGGATGTCTTTGAATGGAATGTGATAATACTCCGAAGGTGCGGTCTTTGCCTTGTTCCAAATCACCTCAACTGCAAACCCATTGAACAACTCGGCATCGTATGCTACTTTTGCTTTGAGTT